TAGCAGAAGATAAAGAGATGGACCGGTGGAACGACAACCGGTTTAACTACGAGATTGACAGGATCAACGAGGCAAATGAGGCAGGTAATCCGTTACCGACGCATCAGCCGTTCGACGATCGAGGTGCTTCGGACACAGGTGAGGCAGCTAAATATGGACTGAGTAATGTACCAGGCGGGTTGACCAGCTTCGCCGGTATGCTTATGGAGGGTAGCCCTGTTAATCTAGCGGTTGGGAAACTGACTGGCAAGGACATGGCTGACCGGATGTACGAGACAGCACAGGAGACAACAGATTACTGGCACGCTAAAGTGTCGCCGGGATATGAGCCGGATACTGCGTGGGAAGAGTTTGTTGCCTTTTCTACAGAGATCGGGGCCGACCCATGGATCGCGGGCACACTGGCAGGGATGTCAGCACGATCTGCCGCCAAGGTGATGGCTAAAGGCGGTAAACCCGCTAAAGACCTGGTGTCTAAAGTAGTTAACAAAATGGACAAACCCTATAGCCAGTCCAGACGTGACTTCAACAAAACGGTGGCGGCCAGTGGTGGCATCGGTGCCGTCGGCGGAATCGCAGCACTTGGTACGATGAGCAAAGGGGGAGCCAAGGCAGCGAGCAAAGTCAAGCCTGGACTGATGAATATAAAAGAGTGGATGGAGGCAGGTAAACCTAAAGGTAACCTTAAAGGGTATCAGTTAGGCGCACCTAATATGGAGAAGGGACCATTATATAAACATAGGTTTAACAATGAATCGATTGATAGGTTTTGGGAGCACAATAATTATGTGAGATCTGAAGACAAAGCGGTGCGAGCACAATTTAATAAAGACCAATTAAAAACTTTCGATGCTATGGATGATATGAATCTAGCCGGAACAAAAGTAAAAAAAATGGACACTATAATAAAAGAAATGCGGGCTGTTGAAGAGAATCCAGTCCTAACTAATATAGTGTATAAACAATTAGGACTAGATAATAGTGTACCCCCACAAAAATATATGGAGTTGGCACAAACCACTAAAGCTAAGGATATATTTAAAACTAAAATGGTTGAATATGAAACCAAGTTACGTACCTCAAGAGCAGGACGCGGCGACCCCGTTTATGGTTTTTCAGACGATGGGGAATATATACTAGACACAGGTATTTATCGCAATGAGTCACCAGAGCATATATTCGATAACTTAACTGATGCAGGCTATACCACGCGGCTTAAAGATATCGAGAAAGCACGTACTAAGTTCGGGAATAAAATAAAATCTACTAAACCACCGACTACTCTAAGGCAACAGTTAGACGAAAAGTATGCAAACTTACCACGACCTAAAGGTATGACTATGGTCGGTAAAGAAGCAGAAATAAAAAGTTTACAAATACGATTAGCAACTGAAGATTTGTACAAAACAGAACAGACAATGATTCGACAACGAATAGATGAACTTGTAGATTCAGTGTTTGCACTAGTACGATAATGAAGACAGGCCCCAAACCAAAGAAACCGCCTGCGTCTGTTGCCAACATCCAGCAGGAGCTAGCTTCCAGGGAACTATGCCGCCGCCGGCTGCTGCCGTTCGTGTTACGTAATGTAAAAGAGTACGAGGTCGGTTGGGTACACAAAGAGATATGCGAGAAGCTGGAGAAATTCGAGCAGGACATAATCGATCGTAAATCGCCGCGCCTGATGATCTTCCTCCCACCTAGATCTGGGAAGTCAGAACTTGCCAGTATCCAGTTTCCTGCATGGTTCCTCGGACGAAATCCTTCGAAAGAGATAATCAGCTCCAGCTACTCGTCCGGGCTGTCGCTCGCGTTTTCCCGTAAGGTACGTGGCCTGTTAAGGGAACCGCGATACAAGAGCCTGTTTCCCAATTGTGAGTTGGCAAGAGACAGTCAAAGTACTGAGCACTGGGTTACTACCGAGTCTGGTCAGTACCTGGCGTCAGGTGTTGGTACCGGTATTACTGGACACGGCTGTCACTGTCTTATCGTAGACGACCCGGTCAAGGATCGAATCTCTGCGGAAAGTCCTACCGACCGGCAGAACGTATGGGACTGGTACAGCTCCACTGCGTATACCCGCCTGATGCCTGGCGGTGGTGTGTTGATCATGAACACACGCTGGCATGTGGATGACCTGGCCGGTCGCCTGCTAACCGAGATGAAATCAAAGACAGGTGACCAGTGGGAGATACTGACTTACCCAGCTATTGCCGTTCATGACGAGAAACATCGTAAGACCGGCGAAGCACTACATCCCGAGCGCTATGATCTAAAAGCTTTGAACGGGATTAAAAAGGCCATCGTTGCAAGAGACTGGGGCGCACTCTACCAGCAGGATCCAAGTACTGAGGAAGGTGCTATCCTTAAACGAGGGTACTGGAACCGGTGGCTTAAACCCGAACCACCCGAGTGTGAATATATAATCCAGTCATACGATACCGCCTACTCTAAAAGTGAGGTAGCTGACTATAGTGCGATAACCACATGGGGGTTGTTTTACCCCGAAGGTAAGTACAGTGAACATGAGCTAGCTACTGATGAGCAGGGCATGCCACGAGAAACCAGCTTCAACGGCGATGAGGCACATCTTATTTTACTGGATGCGGTGAAAGGACGATGGTCATTCCCAGAGTTGAAAGACAAGGCGTACCAGTTGTACGACTACTGGAGTCCAGACAGTACTATTATCGAGGGCAAAGCGAGTGGTGTTCCGTTGGCGCATGAGATGCGCAAAACAGGGATTCCAGTACAGACTTTCGTGCCGACAAGAGGTAACGACAAGCATACGAGAGTGCACGCTGTGTCAGATGTATTTGCCAGTGGTTACGTGTGGGCACCTAAAAATTCATGGGCAGATGATTTAATTGAGGAGTGTCACCGCTTCCCGGCCGGTAAGTTTGACGACTTACTTGACTCCACCATACAGGCTGTTGCCAGATTCCGTAAAGGTGGATTCATTCGACTTATTTCTGACGATGATGTAGAGTTTACACCGCGAGCACGTCGATCATACTACTAGGATTAAATTATGCCTGTCGAACGAGAACTATCCCCCTACTACGATGAGTCCAACGTGGACCCAGATAGTGCAGATATTGAGCTGGAGATTGACAGCACATTTAGTGACGAGATGAATGTGATGGAGATGGAGGACGGTAGCGCTATAGTTGGCGATACTGTGGAAGAGGATTCCGAGTTACCACCCATGGACCAGATACCACATACTTCCAACCTGGTTGCTTATTTCAATGATTCAGAACTCACCGAGATAGCAAACAAAACACTAGGCGCATGGGAAGCAGATAATGAGTCCAGAAAGGATTGGCGAGATACTTACATCAAAGGGCTTGATCTGTTAGGTATGAAGATAGAGGATAGGGAAGAACCGTTCCCTGGCGCCAGCGGCGTGCACCACCCACTACTTGCAGAAGCTGTTGTTCAGTTCCAGGCGCAGGCGTATAAAGAGTTACTGCCGGCCGGTGGCCCAGTATCAACCAAAGTACTTGGTTCTGAGGACAACGAACGAGTTAAACAGGCCGAGCGTGTAAAAGACTTTTTGAATTACCTGATCGTGGACGTAATGGAAGAGTACGATGCCGATATGGATCAGCTTCTGTTTAACCTGCCACTGGCGGGATCGGCTTTTAAAAAGACTTATTTCGATCCAGTTAAAGAACGCACTGTCAGTAAGTTCGTTTCCGCAGACCACATCACTGTGCCATACACCGCGTCTAATTTGCAGGATACACCTCGCATTATTCATGACTTCATCATGCCCGGCAACACGGTGCTTAAATATCAGGAGAATGGATTTTATACAGATGCCCATATACCGAAACCAGCTACACCGGAGCAGAGCGAAGTAGAAAAGAAAGAGGCGGAGTTATCAGGTCAGACCATGACCGACTTCGAACACGATGAAGATTACACCATGTTGGAGTCCCATCAGAATCTAGACCATGAGCTGCTGACCAGTCCGAAGGGCGTCGCAATGCCCTATATCGTAACGATAGAAAAAGACTCAGGTACAGTACTGTCCATACGACGCAATTATAAAGAAGGCGATCCCCTATATAACCGGCTTGATCACTTCACGCATTATAAATTTTTACCGGGTCTTGGGTTCTATGGCTTTGGTTTGATACACATGATCGGGGGGCTGACCTCCTCCGCGACTGCTATTCTGAGGCAGCTTATCGATGCCGGTACTTTTGCCACACTGCAGGGCGGGTTCAAAGCAAAGGGAATGCGTATAGATGGTGAGGACGAACCACTCGAACCAGGAGAGTTCCGCGACGTAGATGCACCAGGTGGTATGATCAAAGAAGCTATTATGCCGTTGCCGTACAAAGAACCAAGTTCTGTGTTAGCTATGCTACTCGGCTCGTTGGTTGAGACAGGGCAGCGGTTTGCTAGTATTGCTGACATGCAGGTTGGAGATACATCGGGTCAGCAACAACCAGTAGGTACTACGGTTGCGATGCTAGAGCGGGGCACCAAGGTAATGTCCTCCATCCATAAGCGGCTGCACAAGGCGCAGAAACATGAGTTCAGGATCCTGGCTCGCCTCGTACATGAGAGCTTACCGGAAGATCAACCATACCCATATGCCACTCAAGGATCGTCCGGTAATATAGTTAAAGCTGACTTCGATGATCGCGTGGATGTTATACCCGTATCTGATCCGAATATCTTCTCCATGGCACAACGTATAATGCTGGCAAGTCAACAGTTACAGATGGCTCAGGCAGCACCGGAGTTACACAACGGTAAGGAAGCTTATCGTAGGATGTACGTGGCAATGGGCGTGGACGATGTTGAAACATTGCTTAAGCCAGACGAAAAACCACAGATGCTAACCCCGATGCAGGAGCACCGCAGGGTATTTGAGAACAAAAAACTGGAGCCATTGGCAGAGATGAACCATGAGGCGCATCTCCAGGCACACCTGACTTTCCTAAAGCACCCTGCCTTACAGCAGAACTTTGAGTTTGGTAGTAATTTAATTCAGGACATAATGGGCCATATAGGTTTTATGGCTAAAGCAGAAGCAGATAAAACTGGTGCAGATGTAATGCAGATTGAAGCTATGTTATTCGAAGAGCTTCTACCTCATATTACACCGCCACAACAGGACGATCCAACTATTGCTTTGCAGCATAAGCAACTGGATAACAAAGCGACTGACGATAAAGAAAAGAACGCAATTAAAGTTGAAGACATTTCTTCTAAAGAACGTATCGCAGATAATAAAACAGAAGCAGACATGATAAAGGTAGATATACATGAGCGAATTGAAAAGGCTAAAGCGAGGCTTGGACCAGTTAATCGAAACCAGAACAATTAAAGTTGCATCGGGAAACGTTCCAGACTATGCTTCGTACCGTCAAATAGTTGGAGAGTTAAAAGGATTGGCACTTGCCAATCAAGAGATTGACGATCTCACACACAAGCACCAGGATGACGACGAGATCTAATCCTGCATCGAGCTAACTACTCGCAACCTTAAGAGGTAAGTTATGAGCCAGACAGAACCCACTGGGTTTGGTTCCAACATCGGGGACAAAGTTCCTGACTTGGTATTCCGAGAACGCCCTGATATACCCGTGGCCCCCGAACCGATAGACCGGGTCGAGCAAGCTAAATCCCAACTTCATAAACTCCCTGTACCCACAGGTTACCGCCTGTTAATTGTCCCTTATAGCCAACCAAAGATGAGCAAAGGCGGCATTCATCTAGCAGACTCAACACTTAAAACAGAAGAGCTGGCAACCACTATAGGTTACGTGGTATCGCTGGGACCTGACTGCTATAAAGATCCAATTAAATATCCAGAAGGTGCGTGGTGTAAAGCTGGAGACTACGTTATGTTTGGTCGCTACGCTGGTGCACGCATCGTTATGCAGGGGGAAAGTAACGACGACTTACCATTCCGTATCTTAAACGACGATGAAATACTCGCTGTAATCCAAAGCCCTGAAGACTTTGTAGGAGTTAAATAATGCCTGCTAAAAAAAATATAAATGAAGAAACTGAAGACCTTATTGATGTCGGAGATGAAAAAGAAAGCGCTGTTGATATTGAACTCGGTGAGGGCGATGATAAGGTTGTAAATAAAGACGAGATCAATCCTAACGTAGAAGACCAGCTGGATAAGGCTGCGTCAGATAGCGATAAGACTGATGATGAGACAACCCCTAAAGAGCGTGCTTCTGAGTACGTAAAACCTGAAGCTGAGGCTGAAGATAGCGAGCAGGTCAAACGACGCATTGGTAAATTAACATACCAGATGCGCGAAGCAGAACGCCGTGAAGCCGCTGCTGTAGAGTTCGCGCAAGGTGTTCAAAAAGAGAATTTAACGTTAAAAGGTAAGCAGCTCCAACAAGACGGAGTGTTTATTGAAGAACATAAAAGTCGAATCGAAAGCAATATAACTGCTGCACAGCAGCAATATCGTGAAGCACATGAGCTTGGCGATGCAGCTTTGATCTCGGAAGCGACTACTAATCTTGCTAAGTATGCAGCCCAGTTGAGTACAGCAGAAGCTACGCAAGCCAGATTCAAAAAGCACGTAGAAAGTAAGCCCGTTGAAACAGAGGTAGCACCGTATCAACCACCGGCTTCGCCAAATGCACCGACGGACAGCAGGCAAGCGCCAGACCCACGGGCAGTAGCCTGGGCAGAACGAAACGTATGGTTCGGTGAAGATCAGGCAATGACTAACGGTGCTATGCAGATTCATAAACAGCTTGTGGGCACTGAAGGATTTATAGCAAGCGGAGATGGATATTACGCAGAACTTGATAAGCGTATACGTAAAAACTTCCCTAATAGCTTTAAAGCACCCAAGATGGAAGCACAACAGGTAGTTACCGGCGGTGATGTCGGAACAGCGACCACACCACGCAATACTAAGCGCAGCGTACGTTTAAGTCCGTCAGAGGTAGCAATTTCTAAGAAACTAGGCGTACCTCTTGAAGAGTACGCTAGATATGTAAAAAGATAATACTTGAAGAATATGCTAAACACGTATAATATTATTAACTCAGAGCATAGCTCTGCACTTGAGGATCTACTCAATGTCAAAAAGTAAAACAAACAGAGCGCCCCGTTCTGCTAGTACTCGTGAAAAAGAAACACGCAGAAAACCATGGACACCTCCATCATTACTGGACACACCTCCCGCACCTCCCGGCATGCATTATCGCTGGATCAGGATTGAAGCAGGCGGACGTGACGACAAACTCAATGTAGGTAAACGGTTTCGTGAAGGTTACGTCCCCGTTAAATCAGAAGAGATTGAAGACCAGGGGTACGAGTTACCCACTATTGATGAAGGAAAACATGCAGGTGTAGTTGGTGTAGGCGGTTTGATTCTGTGTAAAATACCAGAAGAGACTGCGCAAGAACGACGAGATTATTACACAAACAAAAGTCAAGGTGCAATGAAATCGATCGATGCTCAGTTGGAAAGTAATTCAAACCCTGCTATGCCCATTCAGGCCCCCACTCGAAAGACAGTAACTAAATTCGGAAATCCTGATAATAAACCCGAGA